CAAGCAGAACAAAAGATGTTACTGCAAAGAGCAGATATACAACAAAAAGGTTTTAAAGAAGCTAGAGAATATAACAACGAAGGCTTCCAATGGACCAGAAGAATTATAGCTTTAACTGCAGTATTTGCAATAGTATTGCTACCAAAACTAATGCCAATATTCCAACCAGATGTAAGTGTAATTGTAGGTTATTTAGAATTTAAACCTGCGTTCTTTTTTCTACCAGAAAAAGAAATAATGAAATGGATAACTCTATCCTCAAACAGTTTGGTTATTACACCATTAGATACTAACTTAGTGTCAGCTATTATTGGATTATACTTTGGTGGTTCATTAGTTAAAAAATGATCAATCCAAAAGAAGATGAATTATCTCATTTTGCACATTGGTACTTAACATCTGGTGAAGTAGATAAAGTTTATACACCTATAAAAAATGGTTTACTTTTTATAGAAGGTGTTAGTGGTATAGTCTTATATAGAGTAAAATGTTTTCAAGTTGAATTATTTATATGTCAGCCTAATTTAGTTATACCAGAACACACACATCCAGATGTAGATAGTTATGAATGTTTTTTACATGGAATGAAATTTACTCATTCTGGTGAAACTATAATTAACCATGAAGAAGCATTTGAGCAAGAGAATGGTTATCCAATTAATCTTTATCAAACAATAAGAGTAAAACCAAACGATCCTCATGGAGGAACAGCATCTGATAAAGGTGGTGCTTTTATATCTATTCAGCATTGGCTAAACAATGTAGAACCTACTCATGTAAGTTCAAATTGGGATGGAAATTCTATGGGTACACAACATTCTGAACAGGCAAATATAAAATGAGCAAAGGTATAATGACAGCATCTGTTAGTCAGTACAAGAAAAAGACAAGTTTACTATCACAACAAACAGGAAAAAATGGCAAAAAGAAAGTTAAACCTAGAAAAGTTAGAACACGTCAGAATACCAAAAAAAACAAGTATAGGTAGACGACCAAAAAAATCTTCTATGAATAAAGATAAGAAGAGACAAAAAGGTAAGTCAAAAAATCGTGGACAGGGTAAGTAATATCTTATATTAAAACGTCATAGGAGATAAATATGATTGATAAAATTAAAGACAAAGCTATGCACTACTGGACAGATCATAGAGAAATAGTGATTGTTGTAGCAGTTGTATTAGTTATTGCCATCATTACATAATTAAAAACATAAGGAATGACCCATGGAGGTAAGCAGGATGAACTATTACTTTACAGGTGTTCTTATAGTAATGATGACTTTGTTGGCTCTTTGTGGAGGACCAGCAACATGATTGATAAATTCTTATATTCTTTCTTTGGAAAATTAGATGATATTGTTGATTCAATAAGTAATTTATTTGCACCACGCTGCAAATGTAAGAAGAAAAAGAAATGAAGGTATCAGAAAAAACATCAGTAAGTATGCCTATCAAAAATATGATTGGTATTATTGTTGCTGTAGCTTCTGGTATATTTGCCTACACAGAACTCACTGCCAGACTTACATCCCTTGAGACATCAAGAGAATTATTCCAAGCTGATCTACTTAAAAAATCAGAGCAGCTCCCAACTGACCAAGAACAATTTATGTTGCTTGAAGATTTATATAAAACAGTAGAAAAAATAGAAACTAGAATAGAAGATATGATGCACAATAAAGTTAATATAGAATTTATACAAAAACAATTATCAAAAGCATTAGAAGATATTGAGAAGTTAAAAGATAAAGTAAGAGCAAATGGTAATGGTCATGGTTGAAACTGTAATAGCATTATTAATGATTGTTAATCACGAAATTAAAGAGCATAGAATACAGCCTAGTATGTCAGAATGTTTGCGTGGTAAAAGAGTTGCCAATAGAAATGTAAGTAATAATATAGAATATAAATGTATTAAATCAAAAGCAGAAACAGAAATTTATATGGGTCAAAAATCAATTAAAAAATTAATATTAGAATAATGGCTGATAAACAACCACCAAGAACTAAAAAATATTACAGGTCTACAAAGTCCGGTGCAGGTATGACTAAAGCTGGTGTTAAAAAATATAGAAGAGATAATCCCGGATCAAAATTAAAATCAGCAGTAACAGGTAAAGTAAAGAAAGGATCTAAGGATGCTAAACGTAGAAAGAGCTACTGTGCAAGATCTGCCGGACAGATGAAAAAGTTTCCTAAAGCTGCAAGAGATCCTAATTCTAGGTTACGCCAAGCAAGACGTAGATGGAAATGCCGATAAAAAAGAAAACATGGGTAAAACCAAAACATCAATCTTTAATATGTGGCTACTGCGAGACTTGCAATACAGAGCTTATGAGTGATGAAGGTGGTTGGATTATCACAGCCGAAAAAAAATACTTTTGTCACGAAGGAAAAGATGGTAGTTGTTTTGATAATTATTGTGTAAAACAATTACAATTAAGATCAGAAGATGCAACCTATGAAAAGGAGAAATAATTATGTATGGTAAATCAAAAAGTAAACTAACAGCAAAACAAAAAACTTTGCCTTCAGCTTTGAAGAAAAAAATAATGAAAGCAAAAGCTAAAAAGAAAGGTAAGAAATAATGCCGGGTTATCACAAAACTAAATCTGGAAAGATGGCTAAGAAAGGTTTGTATTATAATATCAACAAACGTAAGAAAGCTGGTACATCAAGAACTAAAAAGAAATCTACAATTACAAAAAAAGCATATAAGAATATGAGGTCTGGTTTTAAGAAATAAGTTTCTCAAAATCTTGCCACAAAGATTGTTCTGGAGACCAGTATCTTCTCTGGTCTCTTTTCATTTCTATAGAATGTAAAACTGTAGTATGATCTTGTCCAAAATATTTACCAATATCTCCTAATGTAATATCGTATTTTTCAGATAATAAATTGTGTATTACATTTCTTGCTCTAACAATATCTGATGATCTGCTTTTGCTCATTAAGGTTTCTTTGTGTACTTCAAAATGTATACAAACTTTATTAATAATACTTTGCACTTGTGATGGTTTAGGTCTAGCAAGACTATAACCAACCATTTTTTTAATATTGCTATCTCTAATTGGTTCTTTCTGTAAAGTTTTTGCGGCACATAAAAATCCTTCCGAGAACCCTACCTCATATAATCTTTCTTCTTGGTTCGTAAGAAGGTAAAATGCTTTCTTAACTTTAAATAAAAAATTATTTTGATTTAACTTTTGTATGTGTTGATTATAGTGTTTGCTTATATTTATGGTCATAGATCCCCTACGTTTTCCTTCAGTTTTTTTTAATAATAAAATTAATGAGTTAATTTCTCATTAATTCTTCTTTTGTCTGCTCTATCTTCCAAAGCAATCTATAAGAATCTTTTTGATACTTATTTACCTTTTGCTTCGCTTCTAGGTACTTGTCGTGTTTCTTCTGCTGAAGATCTCTGTACCTTTGCAGACGAGTTTTTATCTCGTTCATCCTTATCCTTTTTTACTGTTGTAAAATCAATCCTCAAATTATCAATTTTACATTCTACAGGTTCTCCATTATTGGACACATCTGCAGCTTTCTCAACATTATCAAAGAGTTCTGTCATTGAAAATGAACACTCTCCATTAATAATTCTTTTATACTTATCCATTTTTATCCTTTTTGGCAACCTCTTTTTTGTGTATCTCTCTAGTCATTTTATTGTATACACTTAGATCTAAATAGTTATCTGCTTTAAAATTTTTTGTTGATCTATATAGTTTTAATGCCATCATTAATTGACCTACTTGGTGTGGTTTTATTCTTTTTTTTAAACTGTCTGCTAAGATGATTGTAAACATCTCAGCTAACATTACAAAATTTTCTTGATAATTACCATAATCTTTTTGCCGATCATCAATAACTTTTTTTTCAATCTCTTGATCTATATCTGTAATTTTTTTATCCATAAATGTGTTGAGGTGTCTTGGGGAAGAAAACTACCGAAAGGGAACTAGAAAGAAAAAACTCCCCCAAGACTAAAAACAAGTTAATTAAAACTTGTATGATTGTTTATTACCATAATTAGGTTTACTTTGAAACCCTTTATTAGGAGTTGCTGCAGGTTTATCTTCGTTAGCAGTAGGTGGTGTCATCTTGATTGTAATCCCAACAACATTGCCTTGCTCATCCTTATCATCCCATCCAGCTTGATTATGCCAAACGTCTCCTATCTTTACACCTATGGTCCATTTCTTACCCTCTGGTGCTTTTAGGTTTG